ATATATAAACGGTTGCGTTATTTAAATAAATGTACAAAAAATAACACATCCGCATCGATTTAACCGTCGCCAAACAATCTAATCGATACGGATTCCAAGTAAAAACTAATAAGTTTTCATAACTAAATTATATGATTATTATATATTAAGTATTCATATAATGCAATAGTTTTTAAAAACCTTTTAGGATTTTTACTAGTTATTTTAGTACAAATCTTAGGAGGTTTTTTATTATGAAAAATTATGGTCAATTCAATTTTAAAAAGTACACAATATATCAGTTCAATATATGCTTTAAAGACGGGAAAATAAAAAATAAGCTTATGTCTTTTTATAGCTGGCTCATCCGAATATCTAAAAAGAATTCTATTAATATATCTAAGGATCTATTAACTAAGCTTTGGAATAGAAAACAATCCAAGAAAGCTAGTAAAGAAAAAACTGCTTATAAAAAAGTAAATGCATCTACTCTTTTTAGGTGGTTAGAAAAATTAGAGAAAGCTAAACTTTTATTCGTAGATAGAAGTAATGCTAATAACAAATACATATTAAATGCAGATGGATCTATCCACCCTAATGTTTTTAAAAATACAAAAAAACGCACTAAAAAATGCACTAGTCAAAAAGTAACTGAATCAGTTGAAAATACTAGTATACAAGAGTTAGACAATGTCTATAAAAACAGTAAACTAAATTCTAATACTAAAGATATAGATATATATAACAGTAAGCAAGTTACTGACATAAATGATGAAGTTTATAAAAAATATATAAAAGACCAAGAAAAAGTATCTAATGCAAAAGAATTGTTAGAAATAACAGAAAAAATGTTTAAGATCATGCGTGTTAGAAGTTCTAGAATTAAAGGATATGTTATGTCTGTATTAAACTACGCTACTAGTGTATCTAAAAAACATGCTTATAACTATGTTGCTAAAGCTATAGAAAACGCTAGAGAAAGATACTATAGAGAACGTGCTAATGCATTTAAACAGTACAGTAAAGAAGATACTTTTAATAACTATCCTCAAAGAGAATATTCTACAGAAGATTTAAAAGACTTAGAGAATAAGCTACTTGGATGGTAATAATAAAAAACACTAGAATTAATCTAGCGTATTAGTTTTGGATATATAGCTTACAATTAAATCAGCACCATATATTTTTGAGTCTGGATCATCAATATCTTTTAAATCACTGTGTTTATATGCAATATCACAGTATATATTATCATCAGATATATTTAGACTGTATAACTTTTTACTTAAACCTTTGTTTAATTCACCCAACGATTCACCAGTATCGCTAAAGACTTCATAGGTTTCGGTGTCAAAATTATATTGAACATTTAATCTATCACCAGAACTTATAAATTCAAGAGCTGATTGTCTATCTTTAGTAGATGCTTTTATTAATTTAGTTTCTATATCATTATATATTTTATTTTTATCATCATAAAAGAACATATCAATAGAGATAGTTTTTTTATTAATCCTTTTAAGCTTAGCTAGTACTAAACCATGCTCTTTATAAAAAGTATAGGTAAGCAGTCTAGGTCGGTCATATCGTGAGAGGTAACCTAATTTAATACTATTCTGAGTAACTTTAACTGCCATTGAATCAAATTTATTTTTTTCAAATATAAGATTTACAAAATCATGTTCTAACTTATTTTTGTCCGGATTGCAATATTGAACACCATAAACTTTTGCATTTTTAAATTCATATTTTAATTCAAAGTTTTCAGGAATATCATTAGTACTAAAAACATTCTGTTCACCCTTATCTAGAGCATTGGTTTTGTCAGGATTTGTAAATTTTTTAAAGAATTTAAACATAGCATCATCCCCAATTTAATCTAGTGTATTATTTTTAAAATAATCTAGTATTATTTTAGCAGCCATATTACTTACTGTTCTGCCTTCATATTCAGCTTTTTCCTTTAATTTTTCTTTTAATTTTTTAGAGATAGTAATCTGTATTCTAGTATTTTCTTTTTTTATCAAGCACTACACCCCCATGGAAATTATACTAAAGAGGTGTAGTATTGTAATAAAAGTGTATCAAAGTGTACCACCTTTATTATAAGATTTTATGAATTTTTAATAGATCATAAGGATGTATATTTAAGGCGTTGGAAAATTTTATTATGTTTTTTAAGGTTGGACTTTTAAGTTCGCGTTCAACTCGAGATATATAACTTTGTGTCAAGTTACATTTTTCAGCTAAAGTTGCTTGTGTAACTTTAGCTAATATTCTTTTTTCTTTTAATATAAATTTAAATTCGTACATTTGTCCTCCTGTTTATTTTAAAAATATAATTGCATTTAAGTTTATGCACAAAATTCATATAAAAACAAGTAGAAAATTACACTAATTTGTTGAACGCTTTTTGAAAATATGACCGCATTGCATAAGGTTTTGTATTATAATACTAATTGTTAACAACATTGGTAAACACATAAAATTTTATGAAAATATTAGTTAGAATACACAAATAGCAATAAGTTATTAATAAAGATATTAATTACATATTAAATTAATAATTTGCTCATATGTGAATGTTATTCACAAAAATAATCTATAGCGAATTAAAAACAAAAAACGCTATAAAAAAGTACAAAAAAATTTCGTATTGCATGCATATTGCGAAGTAAATTTTAAAGCACTGGATTAACAAATTATCAAATAGATCTGTTTGAAGATACTTAAAGAAAGATGTATATTAAAGATGCGCAAAAGAAAAGGATCGATCCTCCAAATAAATTTTAAAGTTTAGTTTAGAAAAATAGCTATTCTTCTATAATATATGTAGCAAAGTTCAGGAGGGGTACGTATGAAAGAAATATTAGAAATAGAAATTAAATTGTTAAAAAAATTAAATAATATAAAAGAAATCAAGAAAAAGAAGAAGGATTAATTTCCCTCTTCTTTTTCTAATAACTCCTTTTTTTCTAAATGTTTTAAATCTGCTTTTAATGCCATAAGTAACATTTCCTTTTCGGTATCTGTTAAATTATCTAAATCATTTAACATGTTGAGAGATTTGAGTTCTTTACAAACTCTTTTTAAAGATTTAAAACATTCTCTTTTATCTAGATAATCTTTTTCCTTTGAAACTCCATACAGCCAGTATTCATCTGGTTTATTTGAAATTTCAAATAGCTTATCTAAAACATTTTGGGATGGTTTTCTAGTGCCATTTTCTAGCATACTATATAGAGATCTAGTTATGCCAAGTTTTTCAGCCATATCCTGTTTAGTTTTAATTTTTAAGCTTTTTCTGAATTCTAGAAGTCTATCTTTAAATTCCATTGTCATAAAACCTCCTAACAATTATATTATATCACATATTTGTGACATTACAACACGTATATGTAATATACTTTACGAATATTACACAAAACGTCACAATAATGTGAAAGATGATGAAAATTAAAGTAATTGAACAATAATATAACTTAAAAGCCAAAAATAAGAATAAATCCAACTTAAAAATTTTACAAAAATGTGAAATAATATAGATATAGAAGAGGTGATAAATATTGAAAGCAACTTTAAAAGATTTAAGAAATAATATAGAAGGTATATATAGCATAACTACAATTAGAGTTGCTCATGAACTTGGAATTTCTAGAGAACAGTATTCAAGAATAGAAAATGGATTTTACAAACCCAATAATTTAAAAATTGAAAAATTAGCTACACTATTTAAAGTTACTGAAAATGAAATTATTAAAGCATGGAATAACTCTAGAGGGGGAAAAGCAAATGAAAGAAATATTAGAAATTGAAAAACAAATATTAGAAAAACTAAAAGAATTAAAAAAAGATAAGTAATTAATTATATTTTTTAACAAATGTGTATATCTAATATATTACACTTCTTGATTTAAAATGCATATCTAAAAAATAAAAGCATTTCCATTAATAGTAGCTCCATGTCTTAGAGCTAAAAAATATAGTAAGGAGGAAACATGAAGTATACAATACTAGGATTCAATCAAAAGAAAATGATTGAATTAAAGATAACAATAGATCAAGCATTAATCCTCAGATACTTTATTGATTTTAAAGATTCTGGAAACATGGCTAAAGAGTTTTTAAAAGATGACATGTACTATTGGGTAAATTACGAAATAATAACTAAAGAAGAATTGCCAATATTAAAAATAAGTAAAGATAGACTTTATAGGATTTTAAAGTCTCTTTGTGAAAAAGGCATTTTAAAACATAAAACAAAAAGGAAAGGGGGAACATTCTCTTTTTATGCTGTTGGACCTAAGTACAGGGAGTTAATAAGTAGTACGGTTAAAACAACAGAGGGTACGGTAAAAATACCGGAGGGGTACGGTAAAAATACCGGAGAGGGTACGGTAAAAATACCGGAACCTTACGGTGAAAACAACGGAACAAAAGATTCTTCTATTAAAGATTCTTCTATTAAAAAGATATATATAAATATAGTTGAGTATCTAAATAAAAAAGCTAATACAAACTATAAATCTAGTACTAAAAAAACAAGAGACTTAATAAATGCAAGAACAAATGAAGGATTTGAAGAAAAAGACTTTTATACTGTAATAGATAAAAAAGTAGCTGAATGGTTAGGGACAGATATGGAGAAATATATCAGACCAGAGACCTTATTTGGAAATAAATTTGAAGGTTATTTAAATCAAAAAGTTAAGGGTGATAGGAGTGGAAAAGATAGGATTAACGCTAAAGAAATCGAAGATGACGGAATTGGGTTTACGATATAGCGAAAAAGATATTATTAGATGTCCAGTATGTGGAGAACCAGTAAACAAAATAGTTAAGTTGTGTTTTAGAGAAATATTAGGACCAGTGAATTGCAGATGTAAAAGAGAAGAAATAAGACAGAGAGAAATTAAAGAACAAAATGATGAAAAACAGACAAGATTAAAAAGAATACTATCAGAGAGTATGATGAACGAAAAATTTAAAAAATGTACATTAGAAAATTGGGACCACACTATAGGAAATGAAAAGTTATTTAAGATAGCTAACTATTATATAAATAATTTCAAAAAAATGAAAGAGGAAAACAAAGGACTACTAATTCATGGAGAACCTGGAAATGGAAAAACATACTCAGTAGCATGTATAGCAAATAAGCTATTATCTAAACGAATTCCTACTACATGCATAGGAGCTGTTGCTCTGATTGAAAGAATTGAAAAGTCTAAAAAATTGTGGGGAGATGAAGCAGGAATTTTCACAGTTTTAAATACACTAAAAAATGCAGATTTACTTATAATAGACGATTTAGGTACGGAGCCGGATAATTCTTGGACAAGATCTATGATATATCAGATTATTGAAAAGAGAAACAGCTCAGACTTACCTATTATAATAACTACAAATATAGGAATAGATGAATTAAAAGAGAGATATGATTATAGAACTTATAGTAGATTAATGGAAATGTGTAGCTTCATTGGAAACACAGGAAATGACATAAGAAAAATAAAAGGAAGAGAAAAAACTAGTAACTTTTTAAAAGAATTATTAAGCTAAATCCATTTGCTCACTAAACTAACTAACAATTGAGGTAATTTTAAAAAAAGGAAGTGAGTAAAATGAATGAACAAAAAAATGAAAGTATAGAAGAAGTAATGAAAGAACTTTTAAAGACTTTAAATAGTAAGATTGCAGATGAAAGAAAAATTAAAAGTTCAAATTAGTATATAGAACAATATAAGCTATATCCGGTTGCTTGCTAACAATTAGGGAATTTAAAAAAAGGAAGTGAGTATATGTCTTATAACATAGATAAAGGACAAGTTTATAGAGAAGATGACGGGAAAGTAGTTGGAGACATAAGAGAGATTACAGCTGCTGAAGCTTTAAAAATTTTAATGGAAGGGAAAAGAAATGAATAAGTATCAGAGGGAAAAAGAAAAAAGAAGAAAACAGCTAATAAATTTGGGTGTAGGATATAGAGAAGCTAATGCTATATTAAGAAAATTTGCACCTGAAACAGTAGATCATATGATAAAAGAACTAATAATTATTAAAGAAAAGAAATATGATGAATCTGACATAATAAAAGGATTTAAGTTAATAGCAAAAAAATTAGAAGAAGCAGCAAAAGAGATTAGTAGAAGATTTAATATATAAAAAATTGAAAGGAAATTATAACATGAAATTAAGAGAGCTAAGACCAATTTTAAGAGCAGCAAGAGTAGATTTACTATTAGAAGTTGCTAAGCCAATTAAATTTGAAATATTTGATGTAGATAATAAAGGATTAGCTGAATATAGACAAGTTAGTGATGTAGATGAAAGAGAAAATGACACTATGTTTAGAGACTATGGAGATTATGAAATTGAAGCAGTATATACAGACAAAGACAATGAGAATGAGATAATAAATATTGATTTAAAGAATGTCGGCTAATACGCAAAAATAGTAGATTGTGCAACAAAAGAAAGTAGGTGTTAGCAATAAAGTGTCCTAATTGTAAAGAGAAAATGATAGAAGCTGAATACAAAGATGGTCATAAAGAATATGAGTGTTGGGACTGTAAACTAGCATTTGAAGAAAAGTTAACCCTTTTAGGTAGAATACTACGGAAATTAAGAATTATATAGGAGTGATTAAGATGTTAGAAAGAAATGAAAAGGGTAAGTTGTTTTTGAGAAGTTTGGATTTACAAATATTTTTAGGAAATTTATATGCTGAATGTAGAAATCAACATGAAGTTGAATGGGTACAAGAACAGTTATCAGATGCAGTAGAATGTCTAGCAGAAGAGAGAATAGAAGAATTATAGGTTAGAATAAGTTCGCAAAAATAAAGTAAAGAAAAATAGTATAAAACGAAGGACCTAAAAAAAGGAGGATTAGATCTATGATTTATAAAAAAATAAGTGGGAAAATCGTCGATACCGATAAGGAAAAGGTTGTATGTCCCTGGTGTCATAAAGAAATTTCAAAAATTGATATAAATAACGGTGATGTTTACTATGACGGTGTAAGCAACGAAAGCACAGGAGAAAATTGGTGTGAATTAATTCACATAAAATGTGCTGAGGAAGCAAACGAGGTTATTAAGGACCTAAGTTAGTTCGCAAAAATAAAGAAATGTGAAGTTGTAAAGAAAAACTTGACAACTAAAATGTAAAAAAGTGTGAGGTGAGATAGATGTATTCTATACAAACTGAACGGAAGAATTATATAGAAGTAGATAAAAAAACAAGAAAAGATATAGAAATACTTTTAAGAAAAGCGAAATTAGACAACAACAAAGATAAAGTAAAGATATTTGGAGAAATGCTTTATACAGGTAAATTAGTAGAAGATAAAGAGAATAAAGAGAAGGATGAATTTTATTCTAAGCTAGTTTTAAACCAAGCATTAAGAAGTGTAGACAAGTTATCTAAAGAAGTTGAAGATTTAAGAAAAAAACTAATAAATGAAGATAATTATTTTGAATGTAATTGCACAGAAGGAGATCTTGTAAAAGAAGATATAGAAATAATAGAAATAAATTCAGTTAGAAAGCTTAAAGAGTTTACAGAATATACAGAAGATATAGATCCCAACATGATGGATCTAGTTACTAATAAAATGTGTAAACTTCATCATGAAGTTATTGCTATATTAAATAAACTAAAGATTAAATTTAAAACTAGAAAAGTTGAAAGCTATAAAACTAAAGCTAAAAATAGTATTAGAAAAGCGTTATGTGAATTAGTTATATGGCTTAAAAAATATAAGAAAATTGTAATGTTTTCCGGGGGAAAAGATAGTACAGCTATGTTGCTTAGACTAATAGAAGAAGGAGAAAAAATAGATAAGATAGTTTTTGCAGATACTGGACTAGAATTTCCAGAAATGTATCGGTATATAGAAAGAGTAGAAAGTTACATTAAAAGAGAAATTGAGATATTTAAAGGAGATACTACATTTAACCAATGGTTTTATAGTCCCTTTACTAAAGGCAAAAGAAAAGGACAAACTAGAGGTTTTCCAAAAGTAGTTGGTTTAGGGTGCTGGGCTAAGAGAGAGTTGAAGATTAAACCACTTAAAAAAGCTGAAGGTGTTGGAAATGAAATTTTTATAGGCATTGCAGCAGATGAAAAGAATAGAATTTACAGAGAAAATTATCAACACAACAATATTTATAGATTACCTTTAGTGGATTGGGGCATGAGTGAACAAGATTGCATTGATATGCTAAAAGAAAGAAATTTATTAAATCCTTTATATGATATTTTTAAAAGATTAGGTTGTTGGCTATGTCCTAAACAGGGAATAGGAAGTTTGAGAAAACTATATAAAAATTATCCGGATCTATGGGAAAGGTTAAAGCAATATGAAAAAGATAGCCCAACCGGCTTTAAAATAAATACAACGTTGGAAGAATTAGAAAATAGATTCAACAATGAAATTTTTGTAAATGAAGGTCAAATATGCATGTTTTAATTGCTAATTTGTTTGCAAATGGCGTACAAATAGAGAATTTTAAGATGATAACTTTTAAAAATATGGACTTAAAGTAGTTCAACATTAGTAATATCAACGATTTTAGTAAAAAAATGTACAAGACATAGTGTTCAATTATGTCTTGAAAACAGAATTAACAGAATAGTTAATAAATTTATGGTTGTAAAGGACTTGTTTACATATAAAAAGTTATGTAAACAGTAGAAAATGGAAACAAGGAGAATGTTTATGGCCATTAGAAGATGGAGTGAGAAAGAAGAGAAGTTTCTAGAAGCAAATTATTGCAATATTACTGTTTTAGAAATTGCAAATAAATTAGGAAGAAGTAAAATGTCTATTCAAAAGAAAGCACAAAAGATGAATTTAACTAATGAGCTTAAAAGAGAGTATTTACCTCGAGAGGAAGTTGTAAGTAGAGAACTTAAAGCAAGAGTTAAAATGCAAGAATTTAAGATAAATAAAAATTTAGGAGATATGGCTAAGGTAACAATTAAAAGCAAATTTGAAAGAGGGATTAAAGTTTTAGAAGGACAAGTATAGAAAGAGAGTTAGAAATAGAAATAGATTATATCAAAAGAAATTGAAATTAAATAGGAGATTATAGGGGAGAAACAACATGGATAAGGAGAAGATAGAAAAGATAGTAAGATTATATTTTGCTGGAGCTAGTGTAAGAGAAGCTATAGAGTTAGTAAATACAAATAAATATATAAACTTAGAAGAAATAAAAATAAGCAGAGGTTGGAAATATCAACAACTAAAGATGTAGGAGGTTAGAAATGGTAGATAAGAAGAAATTTAAAAAGCTTAAGAATAAAGTGGAAAATGATTTAAAAAGCTATCCATATTGGTTAATAGCTATAGAATCAACAGGATTGGGTTATCCAACTAGATGGAGCGGAGAAGCATCAGCAAAAACAAATATATCTTTTGTAGAAGAAAATGTGATAGATGATCTAGAGAAAGAAAGAAAAGTAAATTGTATAACAGGCGTATTAGGAAGATTAGATAAGAACAGTAAGAAGATAATAGAAGAAGGCTATTTTAGAGATATATATACTAGAGAACAACTTCAACACGAATTAGGATTAAATAAAAATAAGTTTTATTATTTTAAAAATAGAGCATTGGAAAAGTTTATGGTTGCACTAAGTTATATATAATATTAAAAAGTCAGAAAAAAGTGGGAAAGAATAGGGAAAAAATTATGGAAACTGTTAAGAATGTATATTAAACTAATAGTAAGATGCCAGAAGTGGCAAAGGACAAACGTAAAACTAAATACACACAGGGATCACAACTGGTGTGAAAATAGTTCTGGATAAGGTACTCAACTGTAGAGTGCCTTATATTTTTATATTAATTGAGGTGAGGATTGATGTAATATGAATTTCGTTGAACCTATACGAGATGCTCAAAAGGTCAATGACATACAAGATTATCTCAAAAGAACGGACGAAAGAAATTATATATTATTTATAACAGGAGTTTATACTGGATTAAGAATAAGTGATATATTAAGACTTAAAGTTAAAGATGTTAAAGATAAAAGATTTATATATCTTAGAGAAAAGAAAACATCTAAGCAAAACATAATAGAGATAAACAAGCTCCTGGAGAAGGAATACAAATGGTATTGCAAGGATAAGGAACTGGATGAATACTTAATAAAGAGTAGAGAAGGAGTTAACAAAGCTATTAGTAGAGTTCAAGCTTATAAGATAATTAAAGAAGTAGGCAAGAATTTTGGGGTTGATAACTTAGGTACTCATACTTTAAGAAAGACTTTTGGCTATCATTATTATAAGCAGACAAAAGACGTGGCTACACTTATGAAGATGTTCAATCATAGTGATCCTTCAATTACTTTGCGTTATATTGGAATTATCCAGGATGAAATGAATAGAGCTAGAAGAAATTTTAGTATCTAATTTATTTTTTTAGGTATACAGATTAACATAAAAGATAACTGTTAAATTGTTATTTAGAAAAATAAATCTAAGCTAGAATAATTAACGCTTACGGAATATAAAACGAGTTTAACAGAATATTAGATAAGTTAATTATAATAGAATATTTAAATATAATATGGTATATTTAAAATTAATAGTATAAATTATAAAATATTCTATGTTATGGGGGTAATGAAATGAAGAAACAAATAATACTAAAAATACTTAAAGAGTTAGATGAAAAGAATATATTGTTAGGGAAAAATGATTTAGAACTTGATGATGAACAATTTGGACAGATAATTGAAACTATGATTTCTGTAGGCTTTATTTCCGGCGTAACAGCAACAAGAGCTGGAGCAGGAAGTAAGTATCATTTAATAAGAAAATATCCAAGGATAACTTTAAATGGAATAGAATACTTAGAAAACAATAAAGAAGAAAATAGTATAGTAAAAGCTATTGATAGACTGGCAACACAAGTAATGGATTTAAAGTATTCTATAACTAAATAGAATATATGAATTAAAGAACCTCAACAGGGTTCTTTTTTTATTGCGCAAAAGAAGGTGAGAAGGATATGTTAATACTAGAATGTGTTATAGGAGCAATAGTAGGTGGACTAGTTGGAGCTGGTATAGCTACAGTAATTGATAGGAGGAGAAATAATGGCAGTAAAATGTGATACTTGTAATAAAGATTTTCAAATAGAAATCAAAACAAAATATAAGTTTGGTTTAGAAATACAATACTTTGTATGTCCTCATTGCAATAAGAAATATACTTATGTAGTTATAGATTCTTACATAAGAGAAAGACAGAAAGAAGTCCAGGAACTAAGAGATAAGATAAAGAAATGTACTAAGCAGAAACAAATAAATAAGATCACTAAACAACAAGATAAGATACTAAGAGATATGAAGAAACATAGTGATGAATTGATAAAAAGTATGGAGTTGGACACTAAATAGATAGTGTCTTTTTTATTTGTAATTCAAGGGGGAATTGAAATGAGAGAAAAGATTTTGTGTGAATGTACAAAGTGTGGCAAAGCTTTTATTGCTACAAATCCAGATGGGTTATGTTGTGATGAATGCAAGGGGTTGTTAAAACCTATAGATAGTGTAAAAAACATGAAAGAAAATCTTAAAGCAATGCAAGATGGTCTAGACAAAGCGACTGACCTAACTAAAAAGAAAAAAGAAAACACATTATTAGGATATAGAATATATACTAAAGAAGATTATAAGAGATACTTATTAGCTAATAGCAAAGCAGAATGTAATATGAATGGGATTATAAAGAATTTTGAAGAACATTGGCAAAGGATAAGTAAGGGTTACAACTTCATTGTAGGAGTTGGAAAAGAAAGTTCAATGATGGTATATAGCGTTGAATACTTTAACGACAATGTATTAGGAGATAGCGAAGATAAACATGAAACTCTTAAAAAACAAGTTACAATACAAGAAATAAATAAACTAATGACAGAAACATTAACTAAAGCTAATGAAACAATATCTATGATAGCTAAAGATTTTAAGAATAGGGTTAATAATGGCTTTAATGAAGGTGTGTAGTTGTGGGAACATTATCAAGCAAGGTACTAAATGTCCTAAGTGTTCTAAGAAGTATGACAACCTAGTAAGAGATAAAAAGAGTAGAAACTTTTATCATAGTAGATCATGGATTATTACTAGAAACAGGATAAAGAATAGAGATAATGGTTTATGCTTAGTATGTTTAAAAAGCAAAACAATAACTCCTATGGACACTGTACATCACATAGAAGAATTATCTAATACCTGGAGCAAAAGATTAGATAGCAATAATCTTATTAGCGTATGTAACAGTTGTCATAATAGTATTCATGCTAAGTATAAGAAAAGTAAGATTGATAAATTAGAGATGCAGAGGGAACTTAAAGAGATCATTAAGGGGGAGGGGGAGGTTTAAAATTTTTATAGAGAACCTCTAAAGACCGCCCACCTCTGTTCTGTAGAAAAAACTCCCTAAATGAAATTTTAGAAAGGAGGTAAGAGGGAATGGCAAGACCACGTCAACCGACAGATTTATTAGTTGTAAAAGGTAAAAAGCATCTAACAAAAAATGAAATAGAAGAAAGAAAAAGTAAAGAAGTTATTGCTCCAGCAGATAACATTCAACCACCTTCTTACTTACCGACAAAATTACAGAAGGAATTTAAAAGAATAGCTGGAGAATTAAAAAATATAGAAATAATGTCTAATTTAGATTGTGAAGCTTTAGCAAGATTTATAGTTTCGGAATATAATTATCAAAAAGTTACTAAGAAGCTATTAAAAACTGGCGTTGATAATGAAAAATATATAGATTTATTATTGATGCAAGAAAAGTTATTTAAAATGTGTAGGCAAAGTGCTAGTGATTTAGGATTAACTATTTCAAGTAGATGTAAATTAGTTGTACCTAAGCCTAAAGAAGATAAGCCTAAAAATAAATTTGCTAAGTTTGTTTAGGCGGTGATTCTATGGGGTAGATAGAGTTACCAAATATGCTAAAGATGTAGTTAAAGGAAATGTGATTGCTGGTAAGTATGTTAAATTAGCATGTCAACGACATTTAGATGATTTAAAAAAATCTAAGTTGGCAGTATATAAATATGAATTTGATATAGAGAAGTCACTTAAAATAATACAATTTGCAGAAACACTTACTATTGCTGAAGGTGAAGAAGAAACTCCAGTAAAATTAGAAGGATTTCAAGATTTTATCTTAGGCAGTATCAATGGTTGGGTTACTAAAGGTACCGGATATAGAAGGTTTAGAAATTCATATATTCAATTAGGCAGGCAGAATGGTAAGTCATTTTTGAATGGAATACTTGCAACATTCTATGGTAATTTTGATGGTTATAAATATGGTCAAATATATTGTACTGCTACAAAGATGGACCAAGCCAAAATAGTATTTAAGGAAATAATAAAATTTATAAATTCTGATAATGACTTATTAGAAATGTTTAAAATAAAAGATTATGAAAGTACTATAGATTGTCTAGTAACTAATTCAACCATAAGAGCATTAGGAAAAGATACAAAATCTATTGATGGATTTAGACCATTACTTGGTATAGTAGATGAATACCATGCTCATAAAGATAACCAGATGTATAAGCTCCTTGAGGGTGGTACTAGAAAAATGAAACAATGTTTAATTTCTGTTATCACTACTGCTGGATTTAATCTTAATGGACCATGTTACAAACTTTGGGAGTATTGTAAAAATATTTTAGAAGGTATATTTACAAACGATAAGCAGTTTATTTTTATAGCACAAATGGATAAAGAGGATGATATTTGGGACCCACAAAATTGGATTAAAGCGAATCCACTTGTTTGCACAGATAAAGAGGATTTAGAAAATTTAGTATCAGTAGGTAAATCAGCTAAAGACATGGGTGGAGAAGATTTAAGGGATTTCTTAACTAAAGGACTAAATATTTGGTATAAGTTTAGTGATAATCAATATCTAAATATAGAAAATTGGAAGTCATGTGGTTGTGATTTAACATTAGAAGATTTTAGAGGTAAGGAATGTGGTTTGGGATTAGACCTTTCAAGTGGTGGAGATTTAACATCGGGAGTTTTAGAATTTCCTTGTATGGATAATGATGAAGAATCTTATTTTTTCCATCAACATAGTTTCATGCCTAAAATGAGATTAGAGGAACATATAAAAACTGATACTGCACCATATGACGTTTGGGTTAATGAAGGATTGATTACATTAACAGAAACGTTAGGAGGAATTAAAACTGACTATAAATATATACTTAGTTATTATAAAGAATTGATAGAAAAATATGATTTAAAACTTAAATTTATAGCATATGATCCTCATAATGCAGATACATTTTTAGCTGATTTAGACGAATTCGGAGTAGATTGTATAGAGATAGTGCAGAGTGCTAAGAGTTTAAATAGTGCTACTGATGATTTTAGATTAAGCGTAGATAGTAAACAAATAAAATATAATGAGAAAGATGGTTTATTTAAATTTTGTGGAGCTAATGCAGTTACAACATCAAATAGTTTTGGAGAAATAAAAATAGACAAGGAACATAGAACAGAAAGAATAGACCCAATAGATGCTGCTATAGATGTTCATAAAATAATTATAAGCAATAAAGATAAAACAGTTGATGTAAGTAAATATGCTGAAAAAGATTTCTTAAATAAACTTTGGGGTTGATAAAGTGAATAAATTAAAAGATATTCTCTGTAATTATATAGAGGATTTTTTTATTTTTATAGGATTATTATTAATAGTTATAACTACATTTTTAATTAATTTTTATGTTGGAATGTATATTTTAGCTATTATTTTTTTAATATTAGGAGTTTATTTTGCTAAAAATCCTTTAAAAAGGAGGTGAAATAAATGATATTTAGAAGGAATATGGTTAATTCATTATCAGAAATAAGTTTAGATGATGAAAAGCTTTTAGAATGGCTTGGAATTAATGTAGATGATATGAATATTCAAGGGAAAAATAGCTTGAAACAAGCTACTGTTTTTGGGTGTTTAAGAGTTTTATCAGATACAGTAAGTAAATTACCTATAAAAATATACCAAAATAAAGATGGAATTAAAAAAGTAGTGAACCATTACCTAACACCATTATTGAAATTAAGACCTAATCCATATATGAGTGCTAGTGACTTCTGGAAATGTGTTGAAGTTCAAAGAAATATATATGGAAATGCTTATGTAGCGTTAGATTTTAATAATAAAGGACAAGTAACAGGATTATATCCTTTAGATAGTTCTAATATGCAAATATATGTAGATGATGTAGGACTTTTAAATTCTAGTAATAAAATATGGTATGTATATACTGATAATTTAAGACATCGAATAAAGTTTAGGAATGATGAATTGCTACATTTTAAAGGATTAACTACAGATGGATTAGTTGGATTAAGTGTTATAGATCAGTTAAAACATTTAATTCAAAATGGTAAGAGTTCAGAGGAATATATAAATAAGTTTTTCAAAAATGGATTACAAGTTAAAGGATTAGTACAGTATGTTGGGGACTTAAATCCAAAAGCTGAACAAACATTTATAGAAAATTTTGAAAGAATGTCGAGTGGTTTAAAAAATGCTCATAGAATTGCTATGTTACCTATAGGTTATCAATTTCAACCTATATCACAAAAGTTAGTTGATGCTCAATTTTTAGAGAATACTCAATTAACTATAAGACAAATAGCAGCAATGTTTGGTGTTAAGATGCATCAATTAAATGATTTAGATAGAGCAACTCACACCAATATTGCAGAGCAGCAAAGAGGATTTTATATAGATACCTTACAAAGTATTTTAACTATGTATGAACAGGAATTAGCTTATAAATTATTTTTAAATACAGAAATAAGAAAAGGCTACTATGTAAAATTCAATGTAGATGCAATCCTAAGAGCAGATATAAAGACTAGATATGAAAGTTATAGAATAGGTATTCAAGGAGGATTTATAACTCCTAATGAGGTAAGAGAATTAGAAGAAAAACAAGCCTTAGAAGGTGGAGATGAATTAATTTGTAATGGTAATATGCAATACCTTAAAGATATAGGAGCTTATTACAAGAAAGGAGGTGATTAATAATGCCTAAAGTAAATGTTAAAGGTACTATTGTAAGTAGTGATGAAAAATGGATTTATGATTGGTTTGGAATTGAAGCTACTTGTGCTAAAGACGTGGAAAAAGTTATTGATAGTGCGAATAGTCAAGATTTAGAAATATGTATAAACAGTGGTGGTGGTTCTGTATTTGCTGGTTCTGAAATTTATACTTTATTAAAGGACTACAAAGGGAATACAACTGTAAAAATTTTAGGTATGGCTGGAAGTGCAGCAAGTGTAATTGCTATGGCTGGAAAGAAAATAGTTATGTCACCGACTGCTCAAATAATGATACACAATGTATCTTGTAGAAGTGCTGGAGATTATAGAGATATGAAACATACTGCTGAAATATTAGAAAATGCTAATAAAGCTATATGTAATGCTTATGTATTAAAAACTGGTATGAAACAAGAAGAATTATTAGATTTAATGAATAAGGAAACTTGGTTAAATGCTCAAAAAGCTAAAGAATATAACTTTATAGATGAAGTTATGTTTGATGAAAGTAATAAATTAACTAATAGTATTAATAATTCACCAGTATTACCTAATGAAGTTATTAACAAGGTTAGAAATTTATTAAATGAAAATAAAGATAAAAAACAGAATGATCCTCAAATAAAAGATAATGAGGAAAACAAAAATAATGATGATAAAGAATTAAATAATTTAAAGAACAAACTAGCTTTTAAAAATAAAAATATAGCTAGTTTTTTATTTTGCAATGAAAGGAATGATTATTAATGAGTAAAGAATTAAGAGAATTATTAAATCAATTAGACAAAAAAAACAAAACTATGGGAGAACTTCTTAATAAAGAAGGAGTTACAAAAGAGGAATTAGAGAACATTTCAAATGAAATTGATGTATTACAAGCTAAAGTGGAAGCTCAAAAGAAAAAAGATAACTTAGACAATGCTTTAAGTGAGCCAGGTGGAACTCCAGTAGTAACTAATAGTAATGAAGATGTACAGTATAATGGAGAATTATTTACTAAGGCAGTTGCAGATAGCTTATTAAGACAAAGAGGTATGCAAGGATTAAGTTTAACACAAGAACAAAGAAATAAAATTTCTGAAAAAGTAAATGAAGATGGTGGATTTGCAGTTCCTGAGGATGTACAAACTAAAATAATTAAAAGATTAAAAGATACTACAGATTTATTTAATTTAGTTGATAGTGAAAAAGTGTTTACTAGAAAAGGTCAAAGAACTTTTGAAAAAAGGGCAGACCAAACACCACTTACTAATCTTGATGAATATGGCAAGATAACCGATGTAGATAATCCAAAACTTGAAAGAATGTCTTTTAATTTACATGATTTTGCTGGGCTTATGACAATACCTAATGACCTTTTAAAATTTGCAAATTCCGAATTAGAGAATTTTTTAATTAATTGGCTAGTAGATAAGGTTAGAATAACTAGAAATTTAAAAATACTGTATGGTACAGGTTCCGATGATGTACAAGGTATAATGAAGTCTTCAAAATATAAAGAAATAGAATTAAAAGAAAATGCTACATTAAAAGATTTTAAAAAGTGTAAGAATGTAGAGTTAATGAATATATTTAAACCTACTGCAAAATGGATAGTTAATCAAGATGGATTTAACTATTTAGATAGTTTAGAAGATAAAACAGGGAAACCTTATCTTCAACCAGATCCTAAGCAACCAACACAATATTTATTTTTAGGATTACCGGTTGTAGAATTATTAAATACAATTCTTAAAACAGAGGAAGATAAAATCCCAATTTTACTTGGAGATTTAAAAGAAGCTTATAAATATTTTTATGATGACAACTATGAATTATTAACTACTAACATAGGTGCTGGAGCATTTGAAACAAATACTACAAAAGCTAGAATAATTACTAGACTTGATGGTGCTGAAAAAGATAAAGATGCGATTATAAAAATAAAATTAGCTAAAAGTAAAACCGAATAAGAGGGATTTAAACCCTCTTATTTTTATAGGATGTGATTAAATGCTGGTGACAGTAGAAGAAGTAAAGCAGTATTTAAAATTAGATGATTATGAAGAAGAAGAAGATACTCTAATAAAACTATTAATAGAAAATGCTGAAATATATATAGAAGATGCGGTATGCAATATTGATAAAATGAGTGAAAAGTCTAAGAAAAAAGCTAAATTATTAGCATTAGTATTGGTATCAGATTTGTATGAAAATAGAAGTCTTAATATAAATGCTACTAAAAATATGAGTGTATCACAGAAAGTCAGATATACAGTGCAAAGCATGATACTTCAACTTAAAATGAGAGGTGATTAGATGGAATTTTATAAAATGGATAGAAGAATAGAATTTATTTCTAAGGGTCCTGGAACAGATGAAGATGGTTTTCCTACAGACGAAGCTTGGCAAACTGTTAGAAAATGCTGGTGTAGAATTAGAGGTTTAAGAGGAAAAGAATTTTATAGTGCATCAGCAGTACAATCAGAAGATGATAAGGTGTTTAATTGTAGATATTTCAAAGGTCTAAAATCAAACATGAAAATAAAATACAATGATAAGATTTATGATATAACATCTATAAATGATTTATATGAAAAACATGAGGAATATGAAATACATGCTAAGGAAGTAAAGCAAAATGGCTGATATGCAATTAGAAGGCATGGATAGTTTACTTAGTAAACTAGAGGACATGGGCAAGGCTGGAACTAAAGTACAGAATAGTGCCTTAAAGAAGGCTGGAGAAATAATAAATGAAGAAATAAAAGCTAATGCTCCAACTAGTTCTAGTCCTAGACAACCTCGACCTAAAAAAAATCTATGGCGTACTGGTGGACACGCTAAAGAATTATTAAAAGTTAGTAATGTTAAATCAAAAAAAGGACTTAAATATGTAGAAGTGGGTATTCAAAAAGGAGATAATACTAAGGCTTTTTATTTAAAATTTAAGGAGTTTGGAAGTAGCAAAGAAGCTGCAAGACCTTTTATTTCTCCAGCTTACGAATCTAAAAAAGATGAAGCTAAAGAAATAATTAAACAAGAAATGAAAAATGCTCTAGGATTATAAAAAAGATTTTAAAAATAATTAATATAGATAATTGTATATTGAAATTATTTTAAAATTTTAAAAAATATTAGGAGGTGATTATATGTGAATATAAATAAACTTATAAAAGAAACATTAAAACCTATAGGAGTTCCCGTTGATTTTGAAGTTTATAAAGTTTATAAAGGTGATGAAACAACTTATATAACCTTTTCCGAATATCTTCAACAAGGAGAGGTATTTAGTGATGATGGAGAAACTGCTACAGGACATTATATACAAGTTAATGTATTTAGTAAAAAGAACTACAACAAAGTAGTAGAGCAAGTTAAAGAGCTTTTAAAAAAAGCTGGATTTATAAGAAAAAGTGAAAATGGATTATATGAACCGGATACTCAAATTTTCCACCGAGTGTTAAGGTTCTTTTTTATTGAAAACAAGGAGGAATAATAATGGCTTTAAAAGGATTAAGAGGTTTTAGAGTAGTAGAACTAACAAAAGATGAAGATGGAACAGTAGAGTATGGTAAAGAAATTAAGAAACTAATAGGTGCTAGAAGTGTAAAGGTAGTACCAAAAACATCTAGTGCAGAATTGTATGGAGATGACCAATTATTAGAATCTAATTCCGCTATAGGTGCTATAAATGTAGAAATAGATCTAGCTGAATTACCTTTAGAACTTAGAGCATTTCTAAAAGGAAATACTTATAAAGATGGAGTTTTAATTGAAAATAAATCAGATACATCTCCTAAAATTGCGTTAGGATTTGTTGCAGCTAAATCTCAAAAAGGGGATAGAATGGCGTGGCTTACTAAAGGTACTGCGGAACCAATTGAGGATGAATCTAAAACTCAAACTGATAAGGTAGATTATCAAACACAGAAGATTAAGTTTAAATTCATGCCTAGAATTTCTGACGGATTATATAAAATTACTGCTGATACAGATTTAGAAAAAGCTCCAACAGAAGAAGAATTTTTTACAACAGAATTTTTAAAAACAGGAAAAAAAAACGAACACTAGAAGTTCCAGAAGTTAAAATAAAGGAGGAAATGCAACATGAATAATGTTAAAACAACAGGATCAACTGTTATTTTAGATAAGGAAAGAAAAGTAGTATATGATTTAAATGCTTTATGCGAATTAGAAGAAAAATACGGAAGTTTGGATAAAGCATTAACAAAAATATCTCCAAGAGAGGGATTGCCTGGGATGAAAGACATTAGGTACATGTTTTATCTAGGACTTAAAAATGATGATGAAACATTAACAGAAGAAAAGGTTGGATCACTTATAACATTAAATAATATTTATGATATTATTGAAGTTATAGGAAATGCTATGACAGGCTCACTACCAGAAGCAAAAGGTGAGGGAAAAAACGAGTAGACCAGTCCCAAAACGATAAATTAGATTGGGATTGGTTTTATTATATTGGAAAAGTACAGTTAGGATTTACAGATAAAGAGTTTTGGAAATTAACTTTAAGAAAACTATTAGCAACTTGGGAACAACATTGTAAATTTAATGGTTGGACTAAAGAGGAAGAAAAAGAGAAAGAAAAAGAACAGGATGTATATATAGACCAGGTTGCTTGGTTGTAATTTCCTTTTATAGTATAATATAAGCAATACTTATAGGGGGAATTAACATGGAAGATAAGAATAAATGGCAAGAACGAGCTGATAAGTTCGATAAAGTTGGAAAAAGTATGAGTAAGCTAGGAAGAAAACTAACTCTTATGTTTACAGTTCCTATATTACTTACAATATTTTTCGGAATACCAGGACTTATTATAGGCATTGTAATTGCAATTGTTGTTTTAGGATCATAACAATTAAATAAAAAATATTTTAAAGACATCTCAATTTTGAGGTGTCTTTTTGTTTTGCAATTTTTTAAGAAGGGAGGTAGGTATATGGCAGAAGATGTAGGAAGTTTAGTTGTAAAAGTAGCTATGGATAATAGCAATTTCCAACAGGGCATACAGAATTTAAATCGCTCTATGAAAGTTATACAGTCCGAATTTAAAAATGCTACTGTTGGTTTAAAAGACCACGGCAAAGGGCTTGAAGGACTTAAAGCTAAACAAGAAATGCTATCTAAAAGCATAGATGTGCAAAGTAAAATAGTACAAAAGTACAAAGATAAGCTTAAAGAATCTAAGGAAACTTTAAATAAAAACGCAGATGCTCAGGCAAAATTAAAAGATAAAGTCGAAGATGCTAAAAAGGCGTATGAGGAAAGCAAAGCTACTTTAGGAGAGAATAATGCTAAAACTAAAGAGTTAAAAAAAGCTTATGAAGATTTAAGCACAGAGTACGCTAAAAATGAAGATAAGCTTAGAAATAATGTGCGTACAGTAGAAAATTATACTACTAAAGTAAACAACGCTGAATCTAAGCTTAAAGGTATGCAACAAAGCTTAAACAGTGTCAGTTCTAGTATTCAACAACAAGAAAGTAAGTGGAATCAGTTATCACAAAAGCTAGATAGCATAGGTAAAAAGTTTGATGCAGTAGGAAAGAAAATGCAATCTATGGGTAAAGGCTTAACTGCTAAATTAACAACTCCTATAGCTGGACTAGGTGTAGTTGCTAGTAAAATCGGAATGGATTTTGAAGCTAGCATGTCTAATGTATCGGCTTTATCCGGTGCAACAGGAGATAGTCTAAAACAATTAGAAAATAAAGCTAGAGAAATGGGAGCAAGTACCTCCAAAAGTGCTAAAGATGCAGCAGATGGAATGGGGTTCTTAGCTTTAAGTGGTATGAAAAATAAAGAAATGTTAGAAGCTATAGAGCCAGTTTTAAGGTTATCAGAAGCAGCAAATATGGATTTGGCTAGGGCGTCAAGTCTTACTACAGATAGTATGTCGGCACTGGGCGTTGCCACAAAAGATTTACCGCACTATTTAGATATAGTTGCTCAAAGTGCTAGAAACAGTAACACTGATATAGACCAGATGATGGAGAGTTATATCGGTTGTGGTGGAATAATGAAAACTCTTAAAGTACCTTTAGAAGAAAGTGCTTTATATATAGATATGTTAGCAAATAAAGGTATAAAGGGGGCAGAAAGTGGGACTGCTTTAAATGCAGTGATTACAAATTTAACTGCTCCACTTGGAAGAGCTAAAGATAAATTAAAAGAATTAGGTATATCCGCATTTGATAGTCATGGAAAGTTTAAAGGCTTAACTAATGTTTTTATGGAACTTAAACAGAAAACTGATAAGATGACAGATGCACAGAAAAATGCAACTCTAGCAGCAATAGGTGGAAAGGAACACGTTAAGGACTTATCGGCGATTTTAAGTGGATTAAGTACAGACTATGACAAAGTTAAACAAGCAGTAAACAGTAGTAATGGTGCTTTGAACGACATGGCTAAAACAATGCAAAATAATAATAAAGGTTCTATTACACAATTAAAAAGTGCTTTAGAAGAATTATGCCTGAAAATCTATGATGTATTAAAACCAGCTATAGCATCTATAACTAGTAAATTACAAGAGTGGACTAATAAGCTTAATAGTTTAACTCCAGCACAACAACAATTAATAGTTAAAATTGCTGGAATGGTAGCAGCGATAGGCCCACTACTTTTGGTTGGTGGAAAACTAGCTAGCGGTATAGGAAAGATAATAATTATTGCTGGAAAGGTATGTACGGCATTTAGCACAGTAAGTGCAGCAATAGCAGTAGTTACGACAGGAGCTACGGCAGCAACACCAGCTATCGGGGCTTTAGCTAGTGCATTTACATTTTTAACTGGACCAGTTGGAATTGCAATAGCAGCAATAGGTGGACTTGTCTATGTAGGTAAAAAAGTTTATGATCATTATTCCCAAAAATGTGTACCAGCAGTAGATCTATTTGCTAATAAAGTAGAAACTACTTCACATAGAATTAAAAGTGCTAACGGAACTATAACTAATAGTTATTCGCAGACTACTATTAAGATTTCAGAAGCTACTAAAAAAGCAGTAGGTTCTTATATGGAATTAGACGAGAAGGCTAGTAAGTCTTTAATGGATTTAAATGCTCATAGCACTCAATTTACTAGCAATGCCAAGAATACAGTTATTAAAAACTTTTCTGATATGGTTAATAAGTCTAGTGGAAAAGGCAAAGAACTGAATACTAAAATGATTAAGGAATTTAGTAATTTAGTTCAAAATACAGGAACTCTTACAGAAGCAAATAAAAAAGCTATTGTATCTAAGTATACTAGTATGGTCTTAGATTGTGGCAAACTTACAGATAAACAAAAAGTTAATACTGTAAATAAGTTTAAGCAAATTCTAAAAGAAACTACAGGGATAACTGCTCAACAAAAAGATAATTTAGTAGCACAGTATAATCAGATGGGCCAGCAGATTAACGCCGGATACGATAAGCATTACCAGGAACGTACTTCAAAGCTACAAAAATTCTTTAGTACAAATACCTCTTTAACAGTACAGGAGCAACAACAAATTTTAGCTAAAGAAAAAGCTCACAATGAGAGTATGAAAGCATCTACCAATGAATATACTGAAAAAATTAAAGCTATATTTGAAAGAGCATCTAAGGAAAATAGACAGTTAAAAGCTGATGAAGTTAACGATATTAAAATGTATCAAGATAACATGAAAGAAAATGCAGTTAAAACACTTTCCGCATCAGAGGTTGAATCTAAAGTTATACTAGAGAGAATTAAAAGTTATTCTACTAGCATAACCACAGAACAGGCTAGCGAAGTCATTAAAAATGCAGAAACTCAAAGAATTAAAAGCGTTGATGAAGCTAATAAACAGTATATAGAAACTAAAGCTAACATAGAGGAAATGAGAGATAAGACAGGTTCTATAACTGCTGAACAGGCTGAAAAGATGATTACTGATGCTAAACAACAACGTGACGAAACTGTTAAACAAGCTAATGCTCAAAAAGATGAAGTTATTAAGCAGGTAGGAGAACAAAATGCAGAAGTAATTAAAAATGTTGATACTAGCAATGGTGAAATTAAATCCAATTGGCAAATTATGAAAGATGATATAACTCAAAAAGCTGGAGATACCTGGGAGAATGTAAAAAAAGCATTCAATGACAAAAAAGAAGCTATAGCAACTAAGTCGCAAGAGACAGTTGATAGTGTAAAAGAAAAATGGGATAAAGCTAAAGAAAATGCAATTACTTGGGGAAGTAATGTTGCTGAAAGTTTAAAAAACGGATTGGATTCTAAGAAAGAATCTATTAAAGCTAAAGCTGGAGAAATAAAAGACAAAATTAAATCTGGATTTAATGGATTAACAGACGACATGAAAAGTATCGGCGAATGGGCAATTGAAGGATTAAAAAAAGGAATAGAATTTACTAGAGAATTAAAAGAAAAGGCAGGAGGAGTAGCTAAAAAAGTAGCTGATGCTGTAAGAAGAAAATTCGATATAAATTCACCTTCACGAGTTATGGCCGAGATAGGTAAATTCGTTACAGAAGGTCTTGCGGTTGGTATAGAAGAAAATACACATCTAGCAGTAAAAGCAAGTGAAAATTTAGCTAATGCAGTAATATCAACTACTAATAGAATAAAAGAAAGTACATTCCAGGATAAACTTGGGCATTTATTAAATTGGGGTTCTACAGAAAAAGAACCTTATCAAGATGCGGTTAACTTTATAAATAAATTGAACAGTGAACAATTAGAGCACTCTAAAAGTGTATTAGATAAAGAGTATAAATTTAGAGTTGAAAATGTGAAAAATGATTTAAAAAATGTAAAAGAAAGTAATGCTAAAAAATTAGAATTAGAAAAGAATAGAGTAAATTCTCAAATTGCCTACTATCAAAAGATGCAGAGAAATACTAAGAATAAAAACACTAAAAATTTCTATGCTAATAAAATAGATACTTTAAAACAATATTTAAAACAACATGAAAGCACTATCAAAGCTACACAAGATATAACTATTAAAAAGCTAGAAGTATCTAAAAATGCATTAGAAAAATACTATGCAGAAGCTAAAGAATTACTTAAAAATAGACAAGATGATCTAAAAGAATTTATGTCTAGTACAAGTAATTTTGCTAGTAACTTAAAAGAAGCTTTAAAGCAAAATATAGATGAAATACAGAAAAAAGAAGAAGAATCTATAAAAGAAAACTTAAATTTAAATGATAAATGGAAAGAGCAAACTCTAAAATCTTATGTAGATGTTCATAAATCCAGAATTGAAAATTTAGATGATGAATATAGAATATTTGAAAAAAATATTAACTACGAAACTAAACTGCTTGATGAAAAGTTAAAAAGATTTGATTCTAAGAAAGCTGATGAAGATGATTCTAAGAAAGAGAAAGAATTAAAAAGAATCTTATCTATGAATTACAGTAAGAAGAAAAAAGCTGAAGCACAGAAAGAATTAAATGAATTAATTAAGAGTAGAGAAGAAAGACATTTTAAAGAATCTATTGAGCAACAGAAAGATGCTCTAAAAGAACAATTAGACAACAAAAGAGAACATATAGAAGAAACTAAGAAGGCTTTAAATAAACAGTATGAGCAAGATAAAGAGAATATAGAAAAGATATATACTGCTAATAAAGAAATGTATGATAAGCAACTTGATTACACTAAAAAATATTATGAAGAACAGAAAAAAGAAGCTAATTTAAATGCTAAAGTACAAAGAATGATTATAGAAAATAATCAGAAAGAAATTATAAGCTTATTAAGATCTACAGGAAAAGAATATGAAATAACCGGAGCAACACTTGCCGATAGATTTGCAACTGCATTTATAGATAAGCTTAGTGTAGTTAAAGATGCTATAGCAGATATTACTACACAATTAAATAGTGTTAATGTAAATGTTAATACTAGCAGTATTCCACGTCTTGCAGCAGTAGGAGGATATTCTACATCTAATATTAATAATACTAAAACTAATGTTAATAACAGTTATGGAAGTATTCTACATGCAGATAAGATTGTTTTAAATGGACATAAAGATATACAAGCATTTGCAGAGGAGCTAGAGTTCTATAGACAACAAGCTTCAAAAGCGAGAGGGGGTAGGTAATATCTATAGTTTTAATTTTAGAAATAAAGACAGTTTTAAGGATTTTAGGATAGCGGTTAAAACAAGACCAGCTATTCCTATACCACAAAGAAATGTTAATTTTGAGAAAATACCAGGAAGAAGCGGAAGCCTGACTATAGATGATGAAACATATGATGATATAACTATTACAGTAGAATGTAATTTTTTAAGTGACAATATAAGAAATAAAGCTATGCAAATAAAAAATTGGCTGATGGGTAAACAGAACAGACTCGTGTTTTCTGATGATGCAGACAAATTTTATATTGCACAAGTAATAAATAAATTTGATATAGCACAAACTTTAAGAATACTGGGTTCATTCCCAGTTATTTTTAATTGTAAGCCTTTTATGTACTATTTTAGTGGACTAGAGCCTGTTAAAATTACGACTCCTACATCTATTTATAGTCCGGAATTTATAGTTCCTAGTGAACCAGTAATTAAAATTTATGGTAGTGGAGATATAAAGTTAAACATAAATAAGTATTCTATAGAATTATTAAATGTACAAGATTACGTTACTGTAAATTCTGTACTACAAGAGTGCTATAAAGATACACAAAATTGTAATAACAAGATGTGTGGAGAGTTCCCTTTGCTATTAGAAGAAAATAAAATAAATTGGAATGGTAATGTATCTAAAGTAGAAATTATACCGAATTGGAGGTGTTTATAATAGATAAGATATTTAATTTAAAAATAGATACTAAGAATAAAAATATAACTACAGTTACAGGATTGAAGCAGTTTGACAATAATTCTGTACTTAATATTACTTTGCTACAGAATAGTTTAGCAGTAGATTTAAGCGACTGTACTGTACGTATTAACTTCCTAAGAGAAGATGAAAGAGTGTTACTATATATGGCGGATATAGTTAGTGCTAAAGAAGGAAATGTGGCTATTAAATTAAGTCCAGAAGTGTTAGAAAAAGTAGGCACAATACAAGCTGATATAAGTGTATTCGATAGTAATTTATTAAAAATAACTAGTGCTACTTTCAACATTAAAGTTGAGAAATCTGTATATAATGATGATACTTACTTTACAGATAAAGATTTAGACTTAATGCAACAAGAGTATATTAGAGAAAAAGAAAGACAGAAAGCTGAAAGTGCTAGAGGTGAAAATGAACTAGCAAGAATTACGTATGAACAACAAAGGAAGAACAATGAAAATACTAGAATAAGCAATGAAGAAGCTAGACAGAAAGCTGAAACTGCTAGAGTAGCAGAGTGGAACAATGTAAAGAAAGATGCTAATAATATTAAAAATACTTTAGATACTACAATAGATACTGCTAATAAAACTAAAGATAATTTACAAAATACAATTACTGCTGGAGATAAATTAAAACAAGAATTAAACGTTAATAACTATGTTACTAATACGAGGTACAGTGAATTTGAAAAGAAAACTAATTCACAATATAAAGATACTACGAATAAGTTAAATAATTTTGGTGGTAGAAATTACTTATTAAATAGTTCTCTATCAAGTTTAACTCATTGGTCAAAAAGATTTCAAACAAATGAAAAAAATGAAAAAAATAAAATTGAAATAAAAGATAATTCTTGTCACATAATAAATACAAATCAAGATTTAATAGGTATTTATCAGAATCCTGCTGATTTGGATTTAAATGAAAATTATGTACTATCTTTTTATGTTAAATGTAAAAAAGATAGTCAAATGCTAGTTGGTTTTTCTGATACAGGTGTTTCGTGTTTAATTACACATTCCGAATGGAAAAGAAAAAGTGTTAACATTGGTAAGCCATCTGGACAAAGTGTTGGTTGTATTTTATATGCTAAACAAGGACATGAAGTATATATTAAAGATGTTAAGTTAGAAAGAGGATTCGTGGATACAGATTGGACACTTGCACCCGAGGAAATTATTGCTAATTCAAAACGATTGGATGCAATAGAAAAAATTTTAATAGATAAGGGATATATGACAGTAACACAAAAATTATAAAAGGTAGGTAGATAAATATGGCTTTAGATATAAATATAACTGAAATAATAATAAATCAATTGCGTTATGGAACTATGGATAAAGAGGAAATACGAAAGAAAGTAGATGTAATGTACTTTTGTAATGCATTTTCAGCAGAAGATTATAAAAAAATTATTGCAGTATACGAGGAAGTAACTAAAAAAGCAGATAAAATAGAAGATGTAGAACATAAAGAAACAGAACATACTGCGTAATAGGTAGCTAATGCGAAATAAGTAAATATTAAGGCAATAGATTAGGACTTTTCATAAGTCTTTTTTTATTGCCTTTTTTAAAGAGGTGATAAAAATAATTAATGTATATGATAGCAAGGAAACTAATTTTGAACACAATGGACTTGCAGTTCTGGATAAATGTATAAGAGCAGAAGTCCAGGAGGAACTAAACGGTCTCTACGAATTAGAATTAGAATATCCGATTTATAATAAGAAATGGGAATATCTAATTGAGGATAATATTATAAAAGCTCCAACACTTTTTGGACCACAACTTTTTAGAATTTATCATAAAGCTAAAAATCTTACATCTATAAAAGTTAATGCTAGACATATATTTTACGATCTATTAGATAATCTAGTAGAAGAAATAAATATACGAGGACTATCCGGCAAAGATGCTTTAAAAAAGGCTATGGATAATCTAGCTTATACAACTAACTTTAAATACTTTTCTAATATATCCTGGAAGAACAATATTTATCTTGATGATGAAAAAGGAGATGTTGAAAATAAGAACCCAATAGAAGTTTTATTTACTTTAATAAGTATTTATGGTGGAGAATTGAGGAGAGATAATTTAAATTTTTTATGGCTGGAGAATGTGGGACAGGATAATGGTGTTGTAATTTCTTATGGTAAAAACATTAAAGGAATAGAGGATGACTTAAATAGAGATTCTGTAATTACTAGAATAAAAGCTGTTGGTCAAGATGGTTTGACCTTAGACGAAAAATATATAGATAGTCCTTACATCAATAATTATCCTCACCCCAAAATCAAGGTTGTTGAATTTAATGATTGTAATGACTACGAAAGTTTAAGGAAAGCAGCTAAAAATTACTACAAGAAAAATAAATGTGATCTTCCTATTCTAAATTATAAAGTAGACTTTATAGAACTTAGTAAAACAGAAGAATATAAAGATTTTAAAGTTTTAGAAACATTGAATCTAGGAGATATAGTAACTGTAAAACATAAAATTCTTAAAATAGATGTAAAGCAGAAAGTAATAAAATACAAATATGATTGTTTAAGAAATAGATATATTAATATAGAACTGGGAAGCTTTAAAGAGAACTTAAATAAAATATTTGAGGAAACGGATGATAATTTAGATAAGCTAGATTTAGATATTAAAGATACTAATAAAAGATTAAGAGAAAGCGAAAAGAGATTTAGAAGTTCTATCGAAAAAACAGATAGTAGAATAACTCTTGCCGTTGAGGAAATAGGAAAAACTAATACTAAGATAGAAGAAACTGCAAACTCTATTACATTAGAAGTTAACAATAAAATAGATAAGTGCAATAGTAAAATCGAGCAGACAGAAAAAAGTATTACTTCAACCGTAAATGGACAAATAAGAGACGTTGATGGCAAAATTAAAGATTGTAATACTAAAATAGAACAAAACGCTGATAATATTGCATTAGTAGTTTATGGAGGAGAAATTAATGGCAATGCTTTGGTTAGTGCTATAAATATGAGTGATAAAAAAATAGGAATGAGGGCGTTAAATATAGATTTTGATGGATATGTAACTTTCAGAAACTTAGAACGAGGTGAAACGACTATAGATGGAAGTTGCATAAAAGCCGGGACAATTGATGCTGATGAAATAGGCTCAAGGATAAGTAAAGTAAGTGATTATGTAATAATTGATGGTGGAAGAACAAGTTCTGTAAATGGTATTGGAACTAAACAAAGAGGAGATGGACGTGGATATTTACAACTTATTTCCTCGAAGGGCGTAATGGTATCTACACCACTTGTGGATGAAGATATGAACCAATTTGTAACAGAAGATTGGGTTAGACAATACGTACAAGAAAAATTGGAAAATTGGAAGTAAGCGTACAGTTTTGTACGCTATTTTTTATAAAAAATTTTAGGAGGGAAACATGGATAAAAACATTTTTAACACAGTAATTGCAACAACAGGGACAGTGCTTACATGGTTATTTGGAACGTGGGACATGGCTTTAATAGTATTAATTACTGCTATGTCTTTAGACTATGTAATGGGCATTATGTGTGGCTATAAGGATAAGAATTTAAGCAGTTCTACAGGCTTTAAAGGATTAACTAAGAAGTTTACAATATTAATTATTTTAATATTAGCAGTATGCTTAGATAGACTTATAGGACAAGGTTGGGTATTTAGAACTTTAGTTATATATTTTTATGTAGCTATAGAGGGAATAAGTATCTTAGAAAATGCAGTTAAGCTTGGACTAGAAGTGCCTGATGCACTTAAAGATGCATTAGTACAACTAAAACAAGGGAATAAGAAAGAAATTAAAGAGCAAGATCATTAAGATTTTGTTCTTTTTTATTTTAAATTATAGGAGGTAAGCATGGATAAAAACTTAATAAATATGTCTATTAAAATTGCAAAAGAAAATTGCAATAATTTTTCTCAATCTTTATTAAGACATAAATTACTGCAATGTGGATTTAAAGTAGGTGCTATAAAAGCAGCGGAAATAATGGATATATTAAAAAATAAAAAAATTATATAATTAGGAGGGGTTTTATTATGAAAATATTTATAGATCCAGGGCATGGTGGACATGACAGTGGAGCAGTAGGTTTTAATTCTAAAGAGAAAGTATTTGCATTAGATATTGCAACTAAAGCAGCTAATATGTTTAAGAATTTAGGGCATAAAGTGTATATGAGTAGAACAGACGATACATTTATAGCTTTAACTCAAAGAGCAAGAATGGCCAATAGCTGGGATGCTGATTTATTTATTAGTTTTCATTGCAATTCCGGTGGTGGTAAAGGTGTTGAAGTATGGCACAGTATACATGGTGGTAAAGGCAAAGATTATGCTAGGCTAGTAGATAATCAACTACGTTCTATAAACACTTCTAGAGGATTAAAATGTAAACAAGGTAAGCATGGAGATTTTATATATGTATTAAGAGCAACTAGTATGCCAGCAATACTTATAGAGTTTGGTTTTATGGATAATAAAAGTGATATTGATTTACTTAAAGATGCTAATATAAGAACTAGATATGCTAAAGCAGTTGTAAATGCAATTACAGGAGAAAAAGCTACAACAACTAATACCTCTAGTGGTTCTTTAGATGGTCGCATGGCAATATGTACAGGTAATGGAGTAAGAGTTAGAAGTTCTATGGATACAAGCAATAATGCTAATATTTTAGGACGTTTAAATAAAAACGATACTGTTAAGATTTTTAAAAAAGTTGGGGATTGGTATTCTGTTTATTATGGATCACACGGAGGATATGTATCAGCAGCTTATATAAGTTTAATATAGAATTTAAAGGGATGCTATTTTATAGTGTCCCTTGTTTTTTTATTTTTTGTAAAATATTTAATATATGGATATAATTAAAGTAAAGGAGGAGATCACATGAATATAATTATGGAAAACGAAAATTATAAGATGATAAAAAAGTCTGATACTAAATACGAGATTTTAGATAACAATAATAAACTTGTTTTAGGCATGGAAGGTAAAGAATTTACTAAAGAAGAATTAGAAGAACAATTTAATAATTGTACTAAGAATTGTATTTTTATATAAATAATTTATCCTGGAGCAAATGCCCAGGTCTTTTTTTATTTCCAATTTTATTTTTAATATTTTACTTTATTTGTAATAAAGTTATAAAAACATCACATGACATTTTTGAATTTTCGTTAAAATCAAAATATCATATATTACAAAACCCTATACTCCAGTAATATAAACGTCTTTAGCAATTTTTAATTTAATTTTTTTGGTGAACAACAGAAACCGTTAGAAAATTTACGGTTCCTGAGCTGCTAAACTCTATGTCTTTTTTAAATATTAAAACTGGAAAAAATATAAGAAAATAATACTAGAAATTATTAAAAAAGTATAGGAAATTTTAAATTTAACCGTATAGGAAATTTAGTTTTTACTTACTGGTAAAATTCCTATATAGTAAATTGAATTGTAAAACTTAGTTATAATGCTATTATAAGCTACTTTTTAATGCTTGAAAAAGTATAGGAATTTATAAAAGAATAGCACCCAAGTTTAAAAATGCACAAAAACACTAGTCTAAAAAAGCTCTAGAATTTTAACTCTAGAGCTGCTGCAAAAACTAATATTAAATTTAAAACTATAGCTAATTTTATACTTATGTAAGACTTAGATTTACGCATATTAATCATCTATTTAAATTCTTAACAACTTTTATCTATTTATACTTATCTAGAAAATCCAATAGAGCTATAGAGATTAAATCTGTTTGCTGATACTCTTTGTGCTTATTACAATAGCTAACAAACTTATCTAATATATCTATATTAATATTAAAAGATCTTGTCTTAGTTTTATTAACATAAATATTTAGTCTAGAAATATCTATACTATTTTTTATACTTTTATTTTTCCACCAATCCAACATTTTTAATATATCATTTGTATTTTTATATAATTTTTCTAATGTTGTGTCTGTAACATCGTAGGCACACTCCTGTTCTGCAACTCTATTTTCCTCTAATTGTTTTGTTATATAAAAGTTATTACCATAACTTTTATTAACATGAGTATTATCAAGTGTTTTAGTATATTCAATACTTGAAGTTATATTATTAACTTTACCATCACTTAAAATATATTTATTTAAGTCCTTATCAAATGCATATCCTTGTGCCTTAAATCTTTTGCGAACTGTAGACCTTCCAATGCCTATTTCCTTGCATAGCTTTGTTAGTGTATACCCTTTATCTAGTTTACTATTAACGTAATTTATCTGTGCTTTTACGCTCATCTCATCAAATTTTTTTCTATCCATAACAATTCCCCCAAGTTTTTTATATAACATTAGTATAACATATATAAATTTTAATGGAATATATTTACATTTTATATTTTGTATAGTATACTTATTTTAAAATTAATAAAAAATAAAGAAGTTTTCTTCAATTTTTAAAGAATAAATGAAGAAAAATTAAAGAAACTTATTAACTTTTTAATAAAAATAGTGTATAATAAATAATATAGTAAGAACTTTTAAAGAATTATTCTTTAATAATTAAGTAAAAATTAAAGAACTTTTAAAGAAAGGTGTGTTTTTATGACTAATAAAATATTAATTTCTGTTGATGCGGGAAAAGGTGAAACTAAATACTGTTTTAAAATAAGGGATAGAAAAATTAAAGATGCCTTTGCAACTAGAGGAAGAATTCTTAGAGATGAAGAAGATGTAGAGGTTTCTGATAATAACTTTGAAATTACTTATGAAAATAATAGATGGGGTATAGGAGATAGCTACACTGATAAAGATAATAATAATAGTAAGAATACTGATTTACACAAAATTGCTATTTATACAGCAATAACTAATGATATAGAACCCAATACAGACGATAATGAAGTAATACTAACTGTAACAGCTCCAGCAACATTAGCTAATAATAAAGATTTTAAAACTGAATTTGCCAATAATCTAAAAGGTAATGTAAATATAACTGTTAATGATAAAAAATATAATTTTACAGTAGTTAAAGTAGCTGTTAGACCAGAAGGTACTGGTGCTTTATATAAAGATACTGCTTTATTCAAATCTAAAAATGTATTATCAATTGATTTAGGATATTTAAATCTAAATGCTTGTGCTATAAACAGACTTAAAGTAACACAAGATAGTGAAATAACTGATACGTTAGGAATGCAACGACTTCATACATTATTAAATGATGCATTAAACAAATATAATGATGGTAGACCTTTAAATGTTCAAAAATTAAATGATTGCTTAGATACTGGTTATTATAAAAAAGGTAAAAACATAATAGAAAACTCAGAAAAAGAAGTACTATCAGTAAAAGAAAAATTTTTAGAAGAGGTTTTAACATCTGTTAGAACTAAACATTTCACAGATGACTATGATTTGGTAGTATTCAGTGGAGCTACTTCAAAAGTTATAAAAGATGTTATTGAAAATACTATAGATAATGCTCAGGTAATAGAAGATGCTCAATTCGCTAATGTAGAAGGTAATTACAATTGGATGGATGCAAAATTAAATTAGGAGTGATTTCGTGGCTTATAAAGTAAATTTCTCTATCCCAGAATCGGACAAAGAAGTTTTTGAAAAACTAAACAGTATGAAAAGAAACAAAAGTAGATATATAGTAGATCTTATAAAAAAAGATATTGGTTTAAATCCAATATCCAATAATCTAGATAAAAACCTTGAACAATTTATAAATGATAAGATTAAAGAAGCTGTAAGTAAAATTGCTGTAATTCCTAACAATATAGATTCAAGCAATGATAAAAATAAAGAACTTATAAAAGAAGCTGCACTAAAAGATGATGATGATTTTATTTAAAAGAGCTGGCATTATGCCAACTCTTTTTTATATTGCAATAATTCCAAAAAATATCAATATACATAATGCTCCTAGCATCCTGTCCTCTTTACTTCCAGTCTTCATAACTTTAAAACTGAACCTCTTTTCAACGAAAGGATGAAATAGCGGTACTCCCATAATAGTTAAGCTATCACATAATAAGTGCAATCCATACCCGACTGTGAAGAATATTGCTCCTTTTACGCTTATACAAGCTATACAAGCTGTAAAACTTAACATAGATAATATACTATGCGTAAATGTTCTATGCTTCCTTGTAGCTGCAAATACAGTTAATATAGCAAGAAATATAAAAGGTATAACTTTATCGCTAAAAAATATATAAATAAAAGATAATATAACTAAATAACTTATATATTCTAATCTTTTAAAAATACTAGCAGCAGGAGCATCTATATCTGGCATTAAAGATCCTAATGCAGTAAACAGTCCAATCACTAAAAAATCTTTTGGTGTTCTCATAAAAATAGATGTAGCAGCTAGTCCCGTCGCTAAATGTGTCTTTCGTAACATATCCATCACCTCACTTTTTAATTCTCAACAAATTTATAAAATTATATTCATGTGGACAGGCAACATTTACATACACTATACATACAATAACAGTAAATAAATAGTAGATGAGGTGTAAATTATATGCCTAGAATACAGGTGTCTTTTAAAGAATCTAATAGAGATATGCAATTATATACTAAAGTATTAGGTATAGAAAAAGGTGAAAGAAGCAATTTTATAAAGCATTGCATAAGAGTTTATTTTGAAAATAAAGAAAATAAAAAAGTAGAGAAATAATTCTCTACTGTACATATAACCAAAGATAAGTTATATGAAATTTACTATAGAAAGGATCATGAAAAAAATGATTAATTACTTATTAAAAACTTTTATAAGAAAAAATTTAACTACAAAAAACACAAGAAATGCAGATGAATTATTGTACTACAGAGCTGTATATTCTACTTATATTCAAACATCTAGTAATTTTCAATTTGCAGTTGATAATGGATTTTTGAATTATAGAGAAATACAACATATTAAAAGTACATTAAACAGCTACATTTCTAAAAAACATCGTTATAGAGATTATAAATATAATAACTATAAAAACGATGTGCAAGAGATTTACGACAAATTACAATGTAAAGTTTTATCTAAAAAGCAACTACTAAAATTAGATAAATACATTAATAGTATTGTTTTAGTTAAATCTCAACAAATCGGTACATTTGTACCTACACCAAATATAAGCCAATCATAGCTTATATAAATTTTTGGAGGAGAATATATTTTTTAAGATAACCAATCACAATTATCTTTTTTATTCTCTTTCACTCTCTTACATATAGTTTTACCAAAAACTATTAATAATATTCAAAAGGAGTTTTTTTAATGGATCTATTCGTATTAGATAAAATTATATTAAAATTTTTATTCAGTATAGGACCAGAAAGATTATTTTTTTATAGTCTATTTGGACTTGGCATAACAAATACATTATGTAGCAATTCTAGTAAGAGGTTTAAAAAATGATTACTGAATTTACTATTACAGCAGCTGGCATGTATTTATACGAAAGAGTACTAAAACGAGTTTTATATAAAATAAGAAAAGAAATAAATAATATATTTTATAAAAATAACTTAGAATATAACATAATAAATGTAGAGGAAAATCAATTTGGATATACTGTAATAGTTAGTCTAAATGGTATTGGTTACGATAAATTAGATAACTTAAAAGATAATATAGAAACATGTTTAAGTTATAACACATATATAACTCAAAATGACAACCTAAAAACTGCAACAATAGATATAATCACAGAAAGACTATCGGATACCACGAAATTCTCTCCAGTAACAACTAAGCCTTATGAGTTTTATTGTGGCTTAAATCTTAAATTTGAGCATCTTAAATCAGACCTAACACGTTTTCCTCATGTACTTGTATCAGGTCAAACAAGCTCAGGTAAAACAGAAATAATAAGACTTTGTATAACAAATTTAATCCATAATTTTTCCGATAGAGATATAAATATTTATTTTTCAGATTTAAGTGATATGTGTGATTATGAAATTTTTAAAAACTGTAAACAAGTAAAAGGGTATGCTAAAACAATTGAAGAATCAGAACAGCTATTTGAACACTTAATGCATATCTATAAAAAAAGATTATCCATTTTTAGCAGTAAAAGTTGTAAAAATATAAAAGAATATAATAAATCCTTTAATAGCAAGAGAATGAGCTATATATATCTAGTTTTAGATGAATTTGCAGATTACTTTCCTCAAAATCAGTATGAAGATGATTATAAATCTAAGGTAAAATGTTATAACATTTTAAAACATATGGTAAGAAAATTCCGTAAATCAGGTATCTTTCTTGTCATTGGAATACAAAGACCAGATACTACTGTGCTTGATCCTTCACTTAGAAGTAACCTATGTACTAAAATTGGATTTAGTCAAAATACAAATAGTAGTTCTCTTGTAGTCTGTGATACAGATGAATTGACTAATATTGAAAACAGAAAAGGATTATTTATGTATGGTAACACAAGGGAATGGTTCAAAAGCCTTTATATCGACGATAAATTAATCAAATACTATATTAAAAATAGTGTAGTAACAGATAAAAAAGATTTTAATAAATTCTTAGAAAACAATAAAAAAATAAACTCTCATGCTCCTATAGAAAATATTAAACCTGCAGCTGTACCAAAACTTAAAACTAAATCTAAAATTAAGATATGTATCTAAAAAAAAGAGATAGTGAAATAATAAAATTTATAAAAATGTATGGGAGCATAACAATTAATCAGTGCAGTAAAATATTTTTCACTAAAAATAAAGAGGGGTACCAGCAAGCACGTAAAAGATTAAAACAACTCTCAGATAATAAATTTATAAAAAGATATAGAAAAGACATGCAATCAGAATGTATTTACTTTTTAGATAAAAAACTAAGTATACATGATCTAAAAACTATAGACATATATGCAGAACTAATTAATGCAGGAGCAACTATAAAAAGCTTTACTCCTAAATATAGAATAGACACTATAGAAAGTAATAAAAAATATCGGGAACTCGACGCATATATAGAATTTATATATAAAGATTATCTTAACTTTTTAATACTGGAAATTGACTATACACACTTTACATCTAAAAATAAAATAATAGACATATATAATTCAAATCACTTTCAGAATAAATATAAAAAATTAGATTCTAATATTTTTCCAGACATTCTAATACTAAGACTTTTTCAGGAAAATAAAAAAATACTCATCGATGAAACAATAAGCATAAATTACACAAACTTTGCTCATCCAGATATCCAGGAGATCTTAAATTAATTATTATATATTTTTTTATTGTTTTTATTATATTTATCGTTACTAAAGAATTACAGTATATATACGTTTCAAGGTATAACTAATACCTATATTACAGTTATCCATGATATGTATATATGACCGGTATGGTTTCATAGAATAAAATACTTTTAATATAAATAAAAATTGTGGATAACTTACTATCTCTTATAAAAATTTGAGAAAGTTATCCACAAATATATTGCAATATTCTTATTTATAATGTAATATAATAACATAAAAACAA